TTGGTCGGCGTCTTCTCTCGCTGGGTTGAAGCGTTCGTCGAAAAGAGGTAAATAGTAGATATTGTACGCTATGGTTCTCGCTTTTGTATCTCCGTACCCTACGTCCGCGTTGTTACAGGGTTTCAACTCTCTGGGTTTTTCGTACAGTTTAGGTCCCGCCAGAACTTGTTCGAAAAGAGCATTTACTTTTATACTTACTTGGATATTGCTGCATTCTTTGTTGTAAATGGTATATGTTTTTGAATATCGATCTATCGCTCCCTCAAGGACTGCGGGTTGTGAGTTTGGGCTTCCTTGGCGGCCGGGGGCGTAGTCTTTTTCCGTTGCTTTATCGTACCCTTTTACTTGAGGCCCGAAAAGTCTCTCACCAATGCCGCGCTCAACAGAAAGATCGAAATCCGCTCCGTTCCCTAACGAAGCAGAAAGGGTGGGAATATTTCCGATAGGGTCTCCAAAATTATGTTCTACATTTATATCTTGAAAGTTAAAGTACCCATGCTTGTCTACCACTGGAACGTCGTTCCAGTAGACTGAACGCAAAAAACCCAGTTCGGGCAACGGGTCTCCTCCTGCAGATCCGGTAGCTGTATACGCATTGAACGTCACGCTATTGTAACCAGTTTTATTTTCTGACGCTCGGTGAGAATAGTCTCCGCTTACGATACCTTCTATTGGGCCTTCTCCTATTAGGTCACCAATTTCAGCGTAACTTTGACTATTCCAGTAGGCTCCAGAAATTTGAACAGCTGATAAATCTGTTACTACCGGACGCGCTTGTCTGTTATCTCCTTTTCCCATTTGTTATTCTCCTTCCCATCCTTTGACGGCTTCCCCAACTAAGCCCGGGGCTTCGGGTATATTGTAAAGCAAAGCTCTTTTAGTGATTCCCCATGTATTGGCCGGATTGACCTCGGCATCCACATCTACATTGTCTACTGACGTTTGTATAACATGACTGCCCACGAGAAGTCTCCCGTAAGCGACAAAAACCGGTCCGCCTTCCCTCACCGTGTTCATGGGGCCATTAAACAAGTAGGATCGAGCTTGGGTTTGTTCTAGCTCTCTGAAATCTCCAAATTTAGGCATGGGGGTGAGCATGTTTGTAACACCGGCGGACACCAATCCTATGCCCCCCATGAAGACGGCTCCAGCCATGTTGGCGCTTAATCCCATTCCCAGTCCTCCCGGGGTACCCCAAAAAGCTAGTCCGGCTCCTCCGACTGCTATCATTGCTATTCCAGCGACAACCATTAAAACATCTTTAATTCCAACTTTAGCCCCCTCTAGAACAGGCACTATATCAATAGTTTCGAGATTCTTAAGATCCATTGTCAATTCTGATTTTCGCAAATCGTCATAATTCTCCACTTCTTTGCCCTCCTCCATCATAAAATCTTTTCCGTTGATAAGGATTCTATATTTTATATGTTTGCGGTCATTTTTTAAAAGATTACTGTAAAATTTGCCCGTGTTGCTTTCTATTCCCCTTATGGCTTCGGAGGCGTTCCTGACCTTAAGCTTCCATTTGTTTCTGGGCATTTGTTTAGCTAGTATCCCGTGAAGGGTAATGTCTACTTTGTTGTTCATTTTTTTAAGCGGTATACTTTTTTAACTTTTCTTAGAAAGCTTTTGGTGAGTTCTTCGACTATCGGATGTTTCCCTCGTGGGTGGTGGAAAATATTTCCGCTGCCTACGTATACAGCGGTATGGCATACTCCCCCTCCTTTTGCATACTCCAAGGATATTATGTCATGTTTCTGCAGGGTTGTTTCTTTAAAATCTATCTCTTCAAAAAGATCAGAGTGATTAGCTCGGTTCAAATCTATTATTTTTTGTATTAATGAGGGGTCCCTTTTGCTCCAGTCCTCTTTGGTTCTCAGAAAACTCAAGTCAGAAAGATCAATGTCAAAATTTTCCTTGTAATAGTTTATTACTAGAGTCATGCAATCAGAAACACCTGTCCTGAAGGAAGTGCTGTGGAGAAAGGTCTTCTTTTTCGAGGGATCAAATTCAGAGAAAGAGTTTCCTTTGATATTGTACAAGATATAATTTATCTCATGGGCTTGGCTGTTTATTATGTCGGTTGATGAAAATTTTTCTTCGTCCAAGTGGGAATGATAAATGGCGTTGACTTCTCCTTTTTTTGACGCTTTTATATAATCTGTTGGGCTTAGCGAGAAGTGTTCCGTAGGCTTAGGCGCAACATTCTTACACCTTACGACCTTGGCGTCATCAACTATTACTCCACAGCATTCTCGGGGAGACTCTTCTAGGGCGTGCTCTTTGATTTTATGTTTTATGGATGTGCTTAAGTTCATTATCCTCGGTAAACTTTTCTAGCTGCGGGGAAACCTCCGAAGGGTAGTTCTCCTTTGTTTATACCGCACGAAGACAAGCCTGAATCATTCTGGACGCTTCCTCTCGTTCCCCATCTCATACGGCAACCAGTTAGGGTTTTTGAGCATTCGTCTGCCACCCAATAGTCATCATTAGGTGGTGGGGTGTTTTCATTTATTGACGTGGTTATGTCTTGTTTTGCCACGAAATAGAACTTTATTTTATCCTTGATGAGATAACAGTAATCTCCTTTTTTGTAAGATAGAAGGTCTGTCACGGGCCCTGTTGAGGCTTTAGGATTCCATTCTTTCTGGTCATTATTTATGGGGCCCCCAATTATTGCGGTTATTTTCTCGTCTTGGTCATTAGAGCAAGGGGGGGTTATGCCGGGAAGACCTACCCCCGAGGCCCCTCCGGGAAGTTTTATTAATTCCGCCTTTTGCAGGAGGGGTACGTTTGTCCCGTCCTCAAGTTCAGCAGCGCTCGTGGTGCCCGGTAATTCTAGTGCGTTTACATGTTGATACCAACATCCTATTCCTCTGTACTGCCACATGCACTTGTCTGCTACGACCATTCTTTTAGGAAGTCTGTATCCTTCGAGGTCTAGCACGGATGCTAATTGATACGATAGTATCATTTTGTTTTCGTTTATTTTTCGTTCTATAAAATAGACGTCGGGGGCCATTTCAGCATACGGGTCTGGTTCGTATCCATCGGGAAGTTGTTGCAGGTCTTTAGCGCTTGTATTAGGCAAGGAGGGTTCGAAGTTTTCCTTGTCTAGGTATTTCGCATATGTTTTACGGCGGGTAACTTTAGCTCCGATAATATCTCCGAAGCTTCTTATTTCGTGGCGCAATAGAGAAATTTGATCTGTTCCGTCTTTCGACTGGCTTGCTATTGATAGGGTGGGGCGAGCTAATGTTCCTCGTGAGGTGACCTCAAACCCTTCCGCATGTATCGGAGCCGGAAAGTATTTATTGGCTTTCCAGATTAAATAAGAGTTAAAAATATTAGCGTTACTGTGAAACCTGAGGATCCCATCGCTATGATCGACACGAGAGCCGGGTTGAGCGCTTGTTAGTTTCTTGTTAGACCCGCTATTTTTTAAAATCTCGTTAAAGTCTATCTCAAAAAAAGTCATTACGGCAGAAGGTGTCAGATTAGACATCTCGTAATGTAATGACTTAATTGAGGACTGGGCCCTTGAAGTCGTTAGTTTGTAGTCTGGAGCTGGCATCTTATTCGTTAACTTGAAGCACGGTTGCGTTTATGTTGTAGTTGTCATAAAAAGTATAATTACTATTGAAGGACGTGCATACAAATCTCTTTTTGGATTCTGATTCGTCTTGAGAGTAAGGGGGAGGAAGGTTTTTCAGAACAAAGCTTTGCGACCCCTTCCTAGATTTTAGAAAATGAAGGATGGCGGTGGCTTCTTTTTGGTTTCTCTGCTCAAAGACAATATTAAGATTAATAAAGTCTGTGAATATTCCGTCAGGGGTTCTTTGGGCGTATCCGTTTCCAAAGTTTACAGTAGTTATTCGAGGGGCATGGTTGGCGGACGTGTTATAAGACGGGGTCCATAAAAAGTAAGGAAGGTTTTGGCCGTTAAGGTTGTAAAAACCCCCCCAGTAGGAGGAGGGAGTAGCGGGTTCTTGGCCCGAGTGGCCGTTCTTCAAGGAATAATAATAATTAAATTTTTTGGGAATCCCGGTGTCACCTATGGTTTCCTTGACGTAAACTATATCGTTTTTATCGTACGTTTCGGTGGAGAAGTACTGTTTTACGCTGTAAATGCTTGTAGTTTTGTCGGCCATCTTTCCTTATTCCTTTATTTATTATATTACACGCAAATTATAGTGTAAAATAAATATAAGGTAATGCTGGGAAGAATTAGGAGAGAGGCTGAGAAGCTGACCATTAACGGGACGGGAATACAGGGGGTTCAATCTATGAGCGCTCAGTATAGCTCGGTAGCAGCTTCTCCCTTGCTAAATCTCGGTATAGATACCGTCAGATATGCCCCTGAGGGGCCACAAACAGCCCGTTTAGAAGTAAATACGATCCTTACCAATGTTCTCCCGGCGGGAACAGCGGGATCTCTGGATGTGATGCAAAATTTCACAGGTGATCTTCCTTTTAGTGGGGTAATTGACTACGGAGACAAGCAACTTTATTTTACAGATGCGTATTTGGAAACTTACGGGGTCTCTTGTAGTGTGGGTGAGATTCCGAATTCAGTTACAACTTCCATTATTTACGGGGGGTTTGGCACAGGGCAATTTCCTGCATGGGCTCAAAGCAGCGTAACTAATCCCGCTTTGAATATAACCAGCTACAACTCCATGGAAATAAATCTTGATGAATTTAAGACTAATCGAGTGAGTTCTTTTAGTGTCGAGGTGGCTACCCCTAGAGTACCCATCTACACAGTGGGGCTCGATATTCCGACAGGGGTAATTGCAGGTACTCCAGTGGAGGTTAACGTAAACTTTAATCTTGAAATAGACGATTATGAGATAAAAAATATGAGATTTGTCCCTGACGAAACAATTTTTAGGAATACTACCATTACTCTAAACAAGAATAATTCGACGACCCCCTTGTTGGAATATTCTTTTGATAATATGCTTTTGACCTCCGAGTCGTTTAGTGCAGGTCAAGATTCTAATGCAGGAGTGAATTTTAATTTGAGAACTTTCATTTTAAGGTAAAAAATGTGTAATACTTACAAATAAAAGGTTATGGCAACGGTATTTTATGATAAGGCGGCGGTAAATGTCTCGTTTGGGGATATTAATGAAACTTTGTTGGCAAGCAACTGCAGCATTAACTTCGCAAGCCCCTCTCAACCTATGTACGCCATAGGAACCAAAGGGTCATTGGGTCAGTTTCCTGCAGGAGCTCGTGTCGGAGACATGTCGTTCGGGTTCCTTTCTAGCATAACTGGTGACCATCATGGTCATAGGGGCAATATCATTAACTATCTAGCTAGCGGCATCAAGAATTCTGTAAATTCAGAAGCTAGCGGGGTTCAGATAACCTGCGCTGGAGTTACTGGGATTGGGTTTCTAAATTCTTATAGTTTCAATGTCGCTAGCAATTCCATTTCGACATCTAGTGCCAGCTTTACTTTCTTTGGGTCAGGGACTCAGCTTCCCGTAGCTGGGTTCATATATGGCGAAACCGAAAATAACCCAATTCAAACTGGGATATTGGCTACGGGAATAGTTCATGGTAGGTACACCAGCCTTACTCCTCTTAAGACGGTTATTGCTGCCCCCACGCAAACCGCAAACATTTTCGCAGCCGACTACTCTTTATCGATGGCTCATAATCCTGTTTACAAAATAGGACAAGAGTTTCCAACTACTAGTTTTTATACAACGGCTCAAGAATCTGTGAACGTGACAGAAGATGTTTTTGATAACGCTTTACAATTCGATGAATCTGCTTCGGATATAACTCTCCAACTGGTTGGTATAGGGGGGAGTGAATCCGCAGATTATATGCATGTTGGGATAGTGGGGGCAAAACAGCAAGGGACCAGCATGACGGCAGGGCTTGACGACATTATAAGAACCCAAAAGACTTTAACCGCAGCCTACTAATGTGCTTTATTCTGCCTCAAATGCAAAGCTTAGAATAAACGGCAAGGAGATACTCGCCTCTAGCGCTTCTATATCTTTAGGGGCCAGTCTTAGCCCTCAATACAGAATAGCTGGCGAATCGATACGTAATACTGCGGTATACTCTCCTACGAACGGCGTAGGGGGCCAGTTAAGTTTTAGTTATTTTATAACGGGGAAGGATTACTTCAAAACTTTCATAACGGGGCAGGGTGAGACCGGTAATATGGGAGAGGTAATATCGGGGAACTTCGGGGGGCTTAATTTCGATAGCGGATATCTCACTTCGTACTCTGCAAATTTCGGGCCTAACTCTTCTTCTGTAGCAAACGTTTCGATATTGTTTTTCGACCAGTTAAACGGGGTTTTCTCACCTATCGAAACGCAGGCTCCTTCATCTACTCAGATATTAAATTTAAAATCAGCAATAATAGAAGGAGAATTTGCTTCTGACTCGGGGGGGAGCGTAGATAATTTTATAGGGGGTGCTTACAATTACACGTCACAGGTTCGCCCCGTCTATCTTATGGGGGAAACTAAGCCCAGCTCTGTGGCTTATGGGGAAAAGGTGGTGAATATGAATTTCGAGATAGATTCTCCGACGGGATACCTTCCCGTCTCTGGGACCAGCGCCCTGATAAAAGTGTCTTTGTTGCCTGAAGGGGGCACCTTAATATCTCAAGCAGTGGAGGATTTTACATGCTCAGGCCTTATTCAGCAAAGAAATATAGCTTCTTCGGCTGGGGATTATATCAAGCATTCTATAAACATTGTTCAAAATGACACTCAGGGTAGCGAAGTTGACATCCTGAAAATAGCTGATTCCCTAGGGCAATATGTAAATCTATAATAATAAAACTATGCCTACCTTTATCCCCGGAAAATCTTTTACGTTAAGCGGTACAAATTTAAATTTTGTGCGGGGAATCTCTTTCGGAGAGAGAAAGGTCTCTTCTTTTTCTAATTTGGGATCGACTGGCATCTCGGGAAATGTTCCGGCTGGGGCGGTGGACGCAGAGCTTTTTGTCGAAACCACTTCTTCTTTGTTCAATTTGGGGGTCATAAATCAGGTCTTAGACTCGAGCTCGCAACTTACAGTGGGGCCCTTAAGAGGTTTTAACCTTAGTGGAGAAGCTGGAGATACGATTCAGCTAACGGGAAATAATTTCTATCAAGTGGATGGGGTTAAGTTCGGAGAAACTAGCGGGGAATTTTATTACATTTCCAGCGAATTAATAGAAGCTATAGTTCCCCCTAACGCAGACTATGGAGGGGTTAGCGTCTTTTCTTCCTTGAGGACGGGGGATGGTGGTGACACCTCTTTAGCTAGCGGCATCACCTCTAATTATTTTATACCTATACCTGAAGTAACAGGTTTAAGTTCGGATCAGTTGGTTTCTGGGGCGACTCTAGTTTTAGAAGGTAGATCTCTAGGCGGGGTAACAGGGGTTAGCATAAACAACATAGAATCAAATAATGTTACGATAGTTTCTTCCTCGGAGATAAATGTAGAGGTTCCTAGCGGGGACTTCAGGGGTGTTCCTAATTTACTGCTGGAAAGTGGAGCCTCGCAAAGTGCTCCTGATTACATACGGTTCAAACCGTTGGCTGAGGTTAGTGGGGTTGTTAACCACGTCACAACAGGAAGTGCGACCACTATATCTGGGAAGAATTTTGGAGCAGATATACTTTTCGCCACAGGGGGTGGGTACTTAGTGTCCATCGGTGGGGTAACGGGTACTTTTGGTTTGACAAGCGATACCACGATGACGGGGGAAATTCCTAAGGATTTAAATATTTACGTGTCAGGAGGGAACATCGGGGCTGGTGTTCAGCCTACTATTTCGTCCGGAATTATATCTGTTTTTAGCAACGATTACCCTGAGTCCTACGGGTCCGATGTGTATTTTACCCCTTCTATAGGTTCTCCTCAGGTGTCTTCCTCGTCACCTCCTTCGGGACTAGGAGGAGCTTCTATAACGATAGAGGGGTTTAACCTTTATGCCCTTACGGGGGTGAATGTCAACATGGTGGGGGTTACTACTGCCGTCTCGGCTGAGGTGGTTACGGTGGGGGCAAACGGAAGAGCCATTACTTTCGATTTCCCTGAAAGCGCGGCAAATAATAGCGATGATGCTCAACTTTTTGATTTTAAATTATCGGGAGCTTATGGGAACGTAGGGGTTTCTGAGGCATTTTACGCCTTGGGGAAACCTACTATAACATCCAACGAGCCAGAGACAAACGTACAACCGGGCTCCTCGGGGACTTTAATAGGCTCAAATCTTTATTCTGGTACGCAAATCCAAATCTACGACACCAACTTGCATCCTACTAACTTCATGGGGAATTTGTGGGTTTCTGGTTTTTCTAATGATCATACTCGGATTACCTATTCGTATCCCAACGCTTTTGAAACCGGGATAAACTATAAATTGAGAGTTAAAAATATTAGAAGCGCCTCTTCGGTTAGATCCTTTACTACGTTAAATACCCCGACGATAAGTGGGTTTACTCCTATCAGCGGTGAGTTTGGTGAAACAGTGACTGTTTCTGGGTACTTCGAAGGTGTGGGGCCTTCAGGGTTAAACGTTGGGGGTTACAACGTGCCAAGCTTCAGTCAAATAGGAGTAGGAACGAATTACCCATCGACCGGTATCACCTTTACTATTCCTAACCCTTCTGTGAGTGACGTAATAAAGATAGAAACAAGTGGAGGGTTCGCTCAGTCTAATGGGATTTTAGCAATAAGCGAGAACAAGCCGGTTATAAGTGGTTTTTATTTAGGAGGCGGAGAAAGGCCTAATACAATCTTTAATGATCAGGTTTTCTCGGCTCAAGACTTAATAACTGTTTCTGGGGATAGATTAAATTTAGTTACCGAAGTACATTTTTCAGGAGCAGAAGATGTTATTGTAGTAAGCGGGTTTAATAGGAGGCAATCTCGGGCTCTGACGTTTTCGGTTCCGGCGGACACAAACAGCGGAAGTGGGGTTTTTGAGCTGCAAGATTTTAAAGGAAGAAAAACTTCGTCTAGCACGGCTGTTTCTGTAGGTGGAGGAGGTGCTGCAACTAGCGTTGACGTTGTTACTGTGTCTGGTTTTACGAACTTTTTAGTTCCTGAGGAAACTTTTTCCTTGAGTGGAAACAACGTGACAGGTTCCAGTGTCGTGTTCCTTGGCTCAACAGGGGACTTTGTTGTCGCGTCGCCTGTGAGTAATACCATAGAAGGAGGGGTTGGGATTATTACCGCAAAAACCCCAGACAGTATTAGGGCCGGGAGTTTTTACTTGTCAGGACGAAGCAATCCTTCTTCAGCAGAAGGAGGGACTTTTTATCCGCTAAGCGTAATAACAGGGATTTCGGGAGTGGAGCCCTCCTCTAATATCATATCGACCGGAGCTAGTATTATAATCACTGGATTAAACTCAAATTTTATTAGCTCACCCCTGCAGGGAGCTCCGATGATCGGCTTTAGTGGCAGCGGAAGTTACGCGGGTGGAGACACACACACGGAAATTTTCCCATTTTCAAGTTTTGAGACGGGGAGTGGAATAGGATCTTACCCTAATATTTTTTATAATCAGATTAAAATCAATATGGGAACTAGTTTTGTGGGTACTGGAAAATTCTTTATATTGGACCAGTGGGACGCATACTATAGAAATAATGTTGATGTAAATATTAATAATTGGGATGAGTTCGTTGTTACATCAGGGACTCAAAACCTTCAACAAAGCAAAGTCAGCTTTTTTGATAACGAGTATTCCATTACTGGTACGCGTGTGCTGTTGAGTGGTTTCTCTCCGTCGAGAGGTATAACTGGGTCTTTGATTAGTGTTTCTGGAGAAGGTTTAAACTCTGTGGCCGCAGTCATCTTGAGGCAGCCGACGACAAATAATTCGGTTTTCGGGGCGATACAATCAGTTGATGATTCCCTAATGAAAGTAGTTGTTCCATCTGACGCTGCTCGTATGAGGGGCATGGTAGATATGCAGTTCTTAGGGGGGGCTGGGGGAACCCTAAAGGACTTCGAGATCATAGATGATACTTCAGCTCTCGAGTTTAACGTTGTTAATCCTACTAAAGCTACGATTCCGACAGCGGCCGCTGGTCAAGTAGTCGAATATACAATTGAGGAGTCTTTTGGTGGAGATATGTGGTACGTTACTTACAAGAAGTACCCGGACGGCACCAAGGCTTTGGTTTCCTCTTTCCCCAAAAATGGCTTAGCTTAAAGATCTGCTTCCCCTATACCTATAAAATAAAGTAGCCGAAGTAGCTGCTCTATTCCTACTTCTTCATTTACCAATTGAATGGGTGGTTCCATGTTGAGGTCGGAGTTAGGGGTGGTTAGCCATTCGGCTACGTAATCATCATCCATAACTGCGCAACATTCGTTGGCCAAGTTGACAAACTGCATGAGTTTATCTTTTTCTATTTGGATTTTCATCTTACACCTGAAGCTCTATTCCTTCATCCCTTTCTACGTTTAAAGAGTAAGCTGTGTTTATTGGTGCCGTGTTTCCGGCTGTCCCCACAGGTTTTATGTCGTTTATCAAATAACGAGGCCCGGCTCTCAAATCAAACATTATTCGATCGTATCGCACCCCAAAATGCTGAAGCATTCTTTCTGTGTGATCTTTGTGTTTGCCATCTCTTGCTGTAGTTAGTACGACAGTGTCTTCCTTGGGGAGGTCCTTAAGGAAGCTGACGCTTTTTTCAATAGGGGTCTCTAGGGTATGGCTTTTCTCCCCTAAGGAGTCTATAGCCGAGTCTATATCTTGATTATACAAGTGTTTAACTATGGTTCCGTCAATGTCTATGAACCAAGTTTTATTAAGGGATTCTTCTATCATCATGTTTTAAATTTGACATTAACCGTTTCACTTTCACACGCTCGGTCAGTGGGAGAGTCTGCCTCTTTTTCGTTGACGTTCACTAGACTGTTAGATAACAGGTAAGCTTCAACCTCTTCACCGCTAACGTCAACCAGCATTTTGCCGTTAATCTCGACGCAGGGTTGTAGCATTTGATTTGTTTTTTGTATCATTTCTTGTCGGTGTTCGGAGTCGTTAATTATATCTCGATCCTCAAACGGCAAGTCGTACTTACGCATTATTGCTCGAACTCCATTACTCCATCCACAGGATGGTTTCATATAGGTTATTATTTTCATTCTACAGATCTTTGTACAAATCCAAACAGTGGGGATCTTTTTTAAGGCGTCCCGATTTTTCATACGCTTCTTCGCGTATATTAAGGGGTATGCAGTGTTTGTTTCTGGCCCAGTTTGTCATTTTCTGGCAGCAGTTTTCCATTCGGGAGAAGAGTCTGTATTTAAGGGAGTGGTCTCTGTAGGAGTCGAATATTTTTTGTTCGGTGTCCCACATTTTCTGCGTCTCTTCCGATTCTTTCTTGGTTGATTCTAGTCTGAATTC